TGAGTACCGGGGACTTCATTCAGTTTCTCGGTGCCGTGATGGTCTTAGAACCGGGGGATACTGTCGCAGTGACTGCGGATGGTACAACTCCCACTGTCGACGTAATCGCTACCGTCGAAGAATTCTTTTTAGTTCCCGGTTGACGAAAACTTCTACGATACCTAAACTATATCTATGATAGACTTCAAAGTTTACACATCAAACAACGGCCCGCTTTCCTCTGAGCAACTCGCGGAGATGGCCGTCAACGATATTCTTTCTGTTAGCGAGAATGCTCCACAGCCTGTGAGAGACCAAGCTAACATTTTCCGGGAACAAATGAAGACCGTGATAGCTGGATACATAGCTCGCGGCATTAACTCCCACATCAAGTACATGGTACAAAACAAAGGATAATAACAATGGCAATTTCAACTGCAATGTGTTCATCTTTCAAGCGTGATCTCCTTAAAGGATTCCACGATTTTGTTGACGACACATTCTTTATCGCACTTTTCACATCAGACGCAACTCTCAACGCAACAACAACAGACTATTCAACTTCAGACGAAGTATCTGGTACTGGGTACTCTGCGGGTGGACAACAGTTAGATAACCCTTCTGTTACTCTTTCTGGTACTACTGCGTTTGTAGACTTCGACGACGAGACTTGGACTTCCGCAACAATCACTGCAAACGGCGCGTTGATCTACAACACAACTACTGACGGCGGCACAGGCACTACTGACGCTGTTGCTGTACTCGCTTTCGGCGGTGACAAGACCTCTACAAACGGTGACTTTGTCGTGCAGTTCCCAACTGCTGACGCATCAAACGCTATCATCCGTATCGCGTAAGGAGCCCTGAGTGGCTACGGAGATTCGTACAGGAGCTATCTATGGTATTGGTGTCTATGGCACTGATACCTTTGGTGTATCTAACACCAACATAACTGTAGACGGTGTAGCAGGGACTCCTGCTGTCGGTACGGTTACGGCGTTTACTAATGCCTACGCTCCTGTAGATGGGGTCTCCGCTACTTCTGCTGTCGGGGATGTCGAAGTTGATATTAACATCATAGGACGCCCAGATGCAGACATTCCTATGGCGGGTAGTGTTGGTGACGTCACTGTCACTGCTGATGCTCCGGTAGATGTGACAGGTGTCTTCGCGACTAACGAAGTAGGCACCCTACCAACCCCAGACTCAATCTACGACGTTGTTGGTGTACAGGGTACAACTGCTGTTAACGGCGGGTACACGGACAAGTACGACGGTTTCTTAGCTTTCGGTAATACGACGAACGCTATCTACGGAGAGGGCGTATACGGCACGTCTCGGTACGGCTATGTCAATCCTAATTTATTCCACGAGGTTGACGCGGTAATAGCCACAGGCTCTGTTGGCAACGTCTCAACATCGGCAGACAACAACACCCAGATATCCGCAGGTGTATTTGCTGAGATTATTACGGACGCAGAGCTTGTAGTCGGTGACGAAGTAACTATTGTTGCGGAAGCAAACGTCGTACCGACGGGTGTTGTAGGAACGTCTGCCGTGGGTGCCATCGGTACTCAGACCACCAATGTTTTCGTGCTCGAGGATGTTAGTGCGACAGGTTCCGTAGGGAATGTTGTAGTTGTTGCAGAAGCGAATACTTCTGTAGACGGATTATCGGCTACCAACGAAGTCGGAGACGTTACAACAACTGCTGACAGTAACTTTGAAGTCACTGGCGTTTCAGCTACAGGTACCATCGACGAGAACGAGGTCGTACTTAACAATGCAATACCTACGTTCAGCGGAGTTTCATCACTGGCAACACCGGGCAACGTCACCATCTCCACTACCACAGTCATATTCGACGTGGCGAATAAAGATCATCAGCGCACTACCTATGTAGAACCTGATGAGCCACGCATAGTTTACGTAAGGGCGGCATAAGAATGGCATTTAAATGGCCGAATAAGGACCCAGACGAGCAGTTGGACTACAGCATCGACTGGTCTCGTTACTTAGACACAGCTACTATCTCGTCTGTCGTATGGAAGATAGACAATGCGGAAGGCACCAAGCAGACGTGGACAGCTACTACTGTGGTTAACGGCTTACAGTATGTTTCTGCTAGCAATAGCGATACTGTCGCAACTATTCAGCTAGGTCTCGGCACTGCAAACAAAAACTACAATATCTACTGCCAGATCACAACATCTGCTGGCGTAACCACAGAACGCAAGATCAGCTTGAAGGTGAGGGAGAGTAACTAAGATGGCGTACAACTTTCTTTCCCTCGTTAACGACGTAGCACTTCGTGTCAACGAGCCTCAATTAACTTCGGGCAACTTTAGCACTGCTACAGGTTTTTACCCACAGATTAAAGAGGCGGTAAACTCGTCTCTACGCCACATCAACCAAGCTCACTTCTTCTGGCCGTACAACCACAACACCGAAGAACAGACGCTTGAAGCAGGGACCAGCCGCTACGCTCTGCCTGACAACGCAAAGTACGTCGACTTTGGTTCTTTCCGCGTTAAAAGAGACGCAGACCTTAATGTCGGTCAAGGCAAGAAGCTAAATCAGTTAACGTACGCAGAGTATCTTGACGTCTACATTGACCAAGAATACGAAACGGACTCTACAAAGGGCGGTATACCACGTAATGTTGTGCGTACCCCCGATCAAGAATTTGTTATCGTCCCTCAGCCCAACGCGGCGTTTGAGATTGAGTATGAGTACTATATGGAACCGGTAGACCTTGAACTGTCTACAGACATACCGACGATTCCAGATCAATTTCGACACGTCGTCGTAGACGGTGCGATGTACTATGCATACATGTTCCGTGACAACATCGAGATGGCAAACATATCTCAGAGCAAATTTGAAAACGGCATCAAACAAATGCGTACGCTCCTCGTGAACGAAAACGCTTACTTTAGGGCGTTCTAATGCCAGATCGTTGGCAGACATTCCCCGTTCAATTTGCAGGCGGGCTCATGACAAACATGACCCCTCTCCAGCAGGGAACTCAGATGCCGGGGTCTGCTTCTGTGTTACGTAACTTTGAGCCGTCCGTTGAGGGTGGCTATCGTCGTATTGAGGGGTTTGAAAAGTGGGACGATGCCCAAGTTACTGGGAGTGCCGCGGCAGTACGCGGTGTTTTCTACTATAAGGGCCAAGCAATCGCCGCAGTAGGCGACGGACTATTTCAGTCTACAGGTACCGGATGGACTGAGATTACCGACAACGCAACCTTCAGTTCTTCTGGTATCAATATCTCAGGCTCTGGCCGGGTACGCTTTGCAAAACACCACTACGGTAGCGATGAAGTTTTAATCATCGTAGACAGCGATGACAAGCCCTACAAGTTTACCGGAAGCGTCTTCAGTCAGATCACGACAGCGACGTCAGATCAAGACGGGGCAACCCACGTTGTAGACCACAAGAACCATTTGTTCTTTGCTAATGACACAACCCTCTCTTTTTCAGCACCTTTTGACGACGCAGACTTTACAGCGGCCTCTGGTGCGGGTACAATAGAGTTTGATAGTGAGATCTTAGATCTTGCGTCTTTTCGTGAGCAACTATTTGTTTTTACTGAGAAGTCAATTCACTTAATTGCTGGTAACACCATTGCCGACTTCCAGTTACAGCCCATCACACGTGACCTCGGAGTAATCAGTTCCGACACAGTACAAGAGATTGGCGGGGACCTCATGTTCTTGGGTCCCGACGGCTTACGACTCCTGAGTGCCACAGAGCGTAACAATGACTTCGGGCTTGGTGTTGTATCGAAGATAATTCAGACAGAAGTTACTCAGATCGTACAACAGTCACAGTCGTTCTCAAGTATCGTAATTCGTGAAAAGTCGCAGTACAGAATCTTCGGGTTTAACACAAGTTTTACCAACGATGCGGCCCGTGGAATTATTGGCACACAGTTTGCACAGCAGGGCGGCCAAGACATGGCGTGGGCGGAGACTCGAGGCATTAACGCTCGGGTCGCCCACAGTGAGTACACAGGTACTGCTGAAACAGTGCTTTTTGCCAATGTTGATGGGTACGTGTACAAGATGGAGGCGGGTAATAGTTTCGATGGTGAAAACATCGTAGCAACGTACAAGACCCCGTATCTGCCCATCACTGACCCAACAACCCGCAAGAATATCTACAAAATGAAACTCTTCGTTGACCCACAGGGGAGTTTCGCTTGTGACATTGATGTGGACTTCGACTTTAACCAAACGGGAGTCGTACAGCCTGATACCATAACGATCAGCAATACGTCCACAACAGCTTCCATCTATGGTAGTTCAACCTATGGTAGCGAATCATTTGGTGGGGGCAACCTAAAGTTTGTGTTCGATGAACAGCTTACAGGTTCAGGCTTTGTAGCGGCGTTTAATTTTAGTTCAGTCTCGACTGATCCGCCGTTTTCTTTAGACTCGATAGTAATCCAATACGGTCAATACGGCCGGAGGTAAAATAATATGGGAACTGGATACGTTCGTAACGATACCGGCAATAACATTGCTGATGGTAACGTAATTAACGCGAGTGATCTCGACGGTGAGTTTGACGCGATTGTCTCCGCGTTCAACGCATCCACAGGACACTCACATGATGGATCAACTGGTGAGGGGCCGCAGATTGACACTGACGGTATTAAAGATGACGCAGTTACCGCCGCTAAAATCGCGGACAACTCGGTCGATATTGCGCGTCTTAATGTGTCAGACGGATCGGCTAACCAGTTTTTGCAAACAGACGGAGCGGGAACACTGACGTTTGCAGATGCAACACTACAGTGGTCGGTCATTACATCAAGCACAACCGGAGCGGCTAACCGGGGTTATTTTGTGGACTCCAACACAGCGGCAATCACCCTAACACTGCCTGCGTCTCCCTCAATTGGCGACACGGTACGGATTGTTGACTTGGGGGATGCTTCTACCAACAACATCACTATTGGCCGTAACAGTGAAAACATCATGGGTACTGCGGCCGACTTGACTGTTGCGACAGACAACTCAGGTTTTACTCTCGCTTACTCAAATTCAACATATGGCTGGAGACTCTTAGAGGTATAACATTATGGCTCAGTTTTATCAATCTATTAAAGGTGCGGCCGCTCTGGGAACTCCAGTAGGTACGATTATTCCTTTTTCCGCCGCTAGTACGCCGGCAGGATTTCTCTTGTGTGATGGTGCGGCGGTAAGTCGTACAACTTACGCGGCTCTGTTTGCGGTAGTAAGCACTACATACGGTGCCGGAGATGGCTCTACTACATTTAATGTTCCTGATCTTGCAGGCAAGGTGCCGATTGGTCGTGACGGAAGTACATACAATGAGGGAGCAACAGGCGGTTCTGCTTCAGCAACTCCGACTTTAACTGATAACATTGCAGTTACTGATAACATCGCGGTTAATAAGTCGGGTACTGCGGCTAAGTCCGGTAGCGCGTCACTTTCTGGAACGGTGTCTGCTAGTATTACGGGTAACCCTACAAAAACAGGAACTGCGTCTAAGTCTGGTAGTGCGGCATTGTCCGGTGCTCCAAGCGCAGGTAATTTGGCTGTATCAGTAACGGGTAACGTAGGTATTGGTAATACCACAATTAGCACGAGTACTATGCCGTCTCACCGCCACACGTTAAACGCTTATCCATCGGGTAACGAAGGTAGTGTAAGCCCCTCATCCAACAACATAAATTATCGGTCTGGGGTGGCTGAACCAAACAATCTTCAGGCTAACAAAATTCAAAACACAGGTGGTGGCGGTGCGCACAACCACAGCGGAAGCCATAATTTAAGCGGAAGTATGACTGGTGCTCCCGGTACAGGCAATTTGGCTGTTTCCGATAACATTACAGTAAGTGACAATATCGCCGTAACAGCCGGTAACTTAGCGACTAGTTTGACGAACAACCAAGCAGTCTCTGATAACATCACAGTTACTGATAACATTGCAGTTTCAAAATCTGGAACGGTTTCAAAATCTGGTAACGTTACATCAGGTAGTATTAGCACAGTACAGCCTTACACCGCTGTTAGGTACGCAATTAAGTTCTAAGTATGGTCAATGGAAACTTTATCTCTGTTTACGAAAATTTAGCTCCTGATGGGCTATGTGATCGTTTGATTGAGAGGTTTAAAGAACTAGAAGAAACTTCATCCGCTTGCTTAGGTGCAGAAGCAAATGGTGGATTGCAACGTAGAAAAGATGCGTCTTTTTATTTTGAAATATCTGCTCCTAATTTAGCTAGTGAAGTTAACGTCGTTTTAGATCAGGCTCTAACACTTTACACGGATAAATATCCAAGTATTGGACACCATCAATTTTATAGTCATTGCGTAAAAGTTCAAAAAACCCCACCGAAAGGTGGCTTTCATCATTGGCACTGTGAACAAAGCGGGCGTGATGGAAGTTTGGCGCGAATCTTAGTGTGGATGATCTATCTAAACGACACCCCACCGGGAGAAGGAACTACTGAGTTCATAGAGCAAGGTGAAACTATACAACCAAAAAAAGGTTCCGTTGTGCTCTTTCCAGCGTCTTGGACGCACACTCATCGGGGTAACCCCGTGTACACAGAAGATAAGTTTATTGCGACCGGCTGGTACTATTTTACATAAGGATTTAAGATGCGATTTATAATTATACGCGAAGAAGATAACCAAATAACGCTAGGAAAAGACGGTGTTTTCTATAATGACATTGACACAAATCAGCTAGATAGTACTATCCATGCTGTGCAATGGTACAATACTTATGGAGATATTGAGCGTCGAGACCCTGCTACAGGCAACATTACTGCCAACGAAAGTATAACGTCTTTAGATGATTTTCAGTGGGCTGTTGATTTATGGCAAACAACGCACGATGCATACTTGGCTTGGGTTGCTGAACAAGAAGCATTAGCTGACCCGACACCATAAACTTTTAAGTTCATTTAGTAAATCAGACTTCTTATCAATGTCTGGTTGTCCGCAGTGACGAGAAGTTGTGGGGTAATAAAGTAAGGTTCCAGTTTCTTGTTGTATCTCGAGATAGTTTTCAACTAAAGAGAGGGGCACCCCAGAATAAGGAAGCGTAAGTTGATCGCGCAACGGACCTTCCCCGTACAAGCCTTTAGTTAAATCGTACCACCGGGTGTTAGCCTCAATTATTTCTGGGCTGTTCTTTCTAACCAATAAGCAAGCCAGAGTCGAGATAAAGTTTTCTGGGTTTGCTCCAGCTTGATGAAATCGATTAGCTACCTCTCGAGTGTACTCATAAGAGAACATCCCCGTTGTAAAAGGGAATAGTAGCTCCTCAAAGAAAGTTCTGTTGTCGGGATGTTTAGGCACTAAAAAGTGTTTTGAAGGATTCTCCTTGATTAGATTAAGAAGAGTTTCAAAAAAACTACGGTGTAGGTAGTACTTCTGATCTAGATAGATTGTGTAGTCAGCGTCAGGAAAAAACAAATGCGGTAGCATCTTTCCAAATCGTTGACGTAGCGGAAAGCTCGTAGCGGGGCACCCAGATACATCCTGAAGATTGATGTAACTCCACCCCTTATCTTGCTCGACATCAATATGACCGTCGTGAAGATAAAAAGCCTCTAGGTTTTCGGGAAGTTGCTCTTTAATACTTGGTACGAAGCCATCTTCAGGACCTGTGCTACAAGTGTAGTAAACAATTTTCATAGTTAATAAAACCAAGTAACGATTACGTATCGAACACCAGATGTTACTTCAGATATCTCGTGGGGGTACATAAAGTTGGAGGGAAAGGAAATGGCGTCTCCTTTCTCGAGTTGATAGCAAAGAGCCCTGTTAAAAAAACAGAACTCGCCGCCAGTATACTGATCGGATAAGATAATTGAACAGGTCAACTGCCAAGGAATACTAGCTCCTTGATCAGTGTGTTCCGTGTAGAACTGACCTTTCTCCATTTTTCTTAACGAATAGCCGGTGTCTTGATAAGCGGAAATTTCTCCGTGAGATTCCCGGATAGGATCTAGAGACTCATATATTTTGGTGTCTATTAGCTTTCTAGCGTAGCTGTTCTTTAGGTTAATTACCTCTGGGCTAGAGATGTTTAACTCGTGTAAGTTCCGCTGTTCAACAGATGTTGGATGCTCACCAAAAATGAATGAGTCGTTGCGGTACTCTTCGATGATCTCGTCGCACAGAGTTGTCGGTAGTAAGTTTTTGTGGATAAGTATCTGCTCTTGCAGAGTACTTGTGGGATTTAAAGGCACGAGCTATCCTTGTAAGTTTTTGCCGTACCTTCAATTTTAAGAAAAATAAAGTGGTAAGTCAACACATGGATATGATGCTCTGGAACATTGTTCTCTCTGCACTTTTAGCAATTGTGGGCTGGTTCGGTGTACAGATGCACACGGAGTTGCACCGCCTATCAATCCTCCTCAACAAAACCCGTGAAGAAATCGTGCAGTGTCAGTTAAGCATCGCAGAGAAGTACGCACGGAAAGACGAAGTCAGGGAAGACATGCAACGAG